ATTTCCGGTCTCTCCCCTCGTGGCGAACTATTCACCTCCAGACCAGAGAGAGTTACGCGGCACTTGTAGCCGGGGCTGTAACACTCTGAGGACCAACCCTCGTGGAGCATACTTGGCACGTCGCGCGGTACCAGAGGCCCCTGACCGCGCCGCCGACCTGCTAAGCAGGCGACGCGTCCAGATTTATCCTTCCGCAAACTCCCCCGGGTTGAGTGCCACAAGCAGTTCGCCAAACCCAAGCGGGAGTGGTTAGCCTATGGCTTGACCGGGCAAGCGCATGACGTGACGGACTAGGTGGCAGGGCACGCGGTTGCACGCGGCTAGAGCCTAACCCCATTCGCGAGGCTTCATTCATCGGCAGTCTGTCAGGGCCGGGCTTACAGCTAGGGAAAGCCCGAACCAATGACCAAGGCGTGGCCCCGGGGCCCGGTACCCGGCCAACGCCACCCCCCACCCCTCCCCTTTTTTACGTGCGTCCCCCTAGTCTGATTAAACTTTTCGCTTGTGTTCCAACAATTACAGCACCATAGTCCGGAAATGTCTGAAGACGACGTCCTGGTTACCATCTCCACCCGGCTCACCGCTGGGCAGATTAAACGTTTGAAAGAATTAGAAAAAATTGATCAAGTGACGATGGCCAGACATATTCGCGGCGCGGTCGAGGAATATCTTCGGGTAACTGACGCCATGTACAGCCCGGCGAACAAGGAATTGGCTGAGAAGATATTGGATCGTATGTCGGCGCAGGGTAAAAACACGTCTGAGAAGCGCCAAAAAACACCAATAATTTCATATAGGTAGGTAAATGGCACAGCGCGGACGTCCGAGAAAATATCCCAGCGTCGACGTAGTCGATCGCAGCACGACCCCCGACACTTCCGACACTTCATCCGTTCGCGTGCAGATGTCAGACGATCCAGATGATCTGGATCGGCTACTCCAAGCTGCCACCGCCCCACGACGTCCGCCCGTTCACGACGACCCCAATATCGATCCGGATCCCAACGCGCCGCCTCACCGGCAGCCGGAAAGCCCCGACGTGCCGGACCCCGTCCGGAGCGCTCCGGACAAACGCAACCCGATCCCACCCCCCGACAACAACGAGGAAGCGGACGATTGGGAGGATCGCCCAGCTGACCCCCCGCTGGCGACTGGTGCCATAGTCGCCAACGGCACCCTCGATCGGCCTGACAGCACGTTGCCCGAGGTAAGTCAGCGACCCCGCGACCCTCAGGCTGCCGCCCGGCCGATCGAGGGGGAAATCCTCCCGCCCCCGCCTCGCCCAGCGGATCCGAGCGCCGACCCCATTCACAGGAAATACGAGAGCCGGATCACCATCGTGGACGCGTGGCAGTACCCCGGTACATTGTCCCAGGCCCCCGACTGGATCGACAGAAATTGGGCGGCGTGGGCAGACTACGACCAGCTGCGCGGGCTTGAGCCTGGGCCAGCTTTGCGGGTGCCGACCCACGGCGAGGGCTACCGCGAGGCGTTATGCAGGATCGGTGATTTCGTCGCCCGGCAGGAGGTCAAGCTGCTCGCCGATATTCCTGGCGAGATCAAGTTGGAGGTGTGGGAGAAGGAGCAGTTCGAAAGATTGTTCATTCCCGCTGAACCGGCCGCAGCCCATGCCGCCTGAACAGATGTCGTTGGAAGAGATCCTGGCAGCCGTCAAGGACAGGCCGGTGCCGGACGATGATCCGCTCGGCGACATGTGTGACGATCTACTCGAAGTTCACACGCGTCTCGTTCGGGAGCTGCTTCAACAATACGGCGGCAACAGCAACACCCACCTCATTGCCGCCATCCTGATGCTGGTCGACCGCATGCCGGTCGCCCTGGAGACCAGTCTGGACAATATCGGCCTGACCCTGGCCGAGCTGGCGGAGTTCGTCAGGTCCAGCCAGCCGCCGAAACCGGAGAACTAGGCCGTCTTGCCGGCTTCGGCCGGATCTTCTTAGCGATGTAATCGGCGAGGCCGGAATTACACACCAGACAGATATACTGGAGGGCGTCGGCGAGGTCGCTCCACGGGTGAAGTTTTTCCGGCAGCGGCTTGGTCTGTCCCTGCTTCGTCTTGGCGAAGCGGTAGCCACCATTCATCGCACGCACCAGGATCGGACAGCGCCGCCGATCGATGATGATCGCCGGGCCGCCATCGCGCTGCTGGAACAGGAGCTGTTCTACGGCAGCCAGCCGGGGATCGATCAGATTGGTGGTGGCGGGGAAGGCGGGGATGCCGAGCCGTCTGAGTACGTCGAAGGAATCTTCCTCCAGAAAGTTGCCCTTCGCTACCCCCGACGGGTCGCCTACAGCGGCGAATACCAAGCCACGGTAACGCTCGGCATAGAGCGCCGGCTTGAGGCTCCGGGTGACATGCGTTTCGAGACCTATGTCCTCGGCCACTACTTCTTCGAGGATCAGCAATCTGCCCTTGTGGTCGAGCTGGCTCAGCAGACTGCATGGCGAGCGGCCGAAATCCTGTCCGATAATAACAGTTCGGCCGATCACCGGCTCCAGCTCATCGACAGTGTGGAACGCGCGGCGGAACGATTCGCGGAACACGGCCACACCCGAGGGGTCTTCGCCGTACTGGCATTCGACGTAGCGGCGGACCCAGTCACGATTGGGGTTCTCCGCCAGCCTTTCGTAGTAACGGGGCGGAAGGTTCTGCAGGTTTTCCGCCTGTGGCGACAACCCTGATGGCTGCCGGTAGAGCTGCCAGTCGGGTGGGCGTTCCTGCTCGAACATCTTCCACCAGTCGCTACCTTCGATGAGAGCGTTGCAGTCGCCGATTACCCCGAACCATGTCGGTCCGCCGTCGAGCTTCGACGGATATCGGCCGCACCTCCCGGATATGGCTCCGACGAGATCCAGCGAAATCTCCGTGCACTCGTTGATCGCCGCGCCGGTCAGCTGCATCGAAAGAACACGTTTCTGGTCCTGCTCTTCTTCGAGTGGGATCAGGTAGATCTCGATGACCACATCGTTGAATTTTATCGTCACCAGCTGGTCGGAGATTTTATATTCGCAGACCTCGCGGAACCAGCTGAGCAGGTCGAGTAGGATGGTCATCTTCAGCTGGCTGAGCGTCTGCCGGACGATTGCCCATCGTGTTCGCCTAAAACCGTCCGGCCCTTTGGCCTGGGCGATCCCCCGGTGCAGGATCTCCATCAGCAGTGCCGTGGTTTTGCCGCTGCCGACCGGGCCCATGATGATCCGGACGAAGCTCTGCGACAGCATGAAGGCGGCGCAGGTCGGGGGAGCAGTGTACGAAATGCTCATGAGAGCAGCACCAGAGCCAGAGTAAACAACACCGCGGCGACGATCAGAATGGTCAGCGCCCAGCGCAAATCGTCTGCGTTCATTCCGGAATGACACCCTCCAACCGTTTTGCCGTGCCTTCGATGGTCTTAACTTCGGTCTCGGCGATATGGGTGCTGCCGATGTTCAGCGTTATCGAAAACTGGCCGCCGGAGCCGGCGCCGCCGATCAGCTCCTTGCCCATCAGCTCGCCGAGATGGGCCAGGAACTTGCCGGCCTCGACCCGCTGCGTCAGTGGGATTTTCGGATCACCGAGGTCGTTGATGTAATCTTCGAGGTGCATCTCCAGCCCAGTCGCGGCTTTGACCTTCATCCGCTCCTTGGTGTTCATCGCCGAGTTCCATTCCTGGATCATGCCGCCCAGCATCTGCGTGAACTTGGGATGGACACTGATCCGGCCCCACTCCTCGTCGTTGAGCCGATGGATCTCCAGGATCTTGGCCAGCGGAAATATGTCCATGGCGATCTCCCTGGCCAACGCCGCCAGATTGACAGCGAAGGTTTCGTTCTCGTCGCGGTCGTCCGTTGCCATTTTTTACCCCTGGCTGTATGGGTTCATGGATGAGGGGGCTCAAGCTTGGCCCAAATTCTGCGAATTGTCTCGCCCGACGCACTCCAAGGCCAGGAGGTTGCGGACGATCGAGCTAGAGTTGCCGCCGAAGAAGCGGCCAATCAGAATTCGCAGCTCACCAGTAATCTATCTGCCTTCATCGACAACGAATTTAATGAAATGGTCCGCCACCGGGATGGGGCTTCCGGTTGGTCCGACCGCATGGTCAACGCCATGCGGGTGTTCAACGGCCAGTACGATGCGACCAAGCTGGCCGAAATCAAGCGTTTCGGCGGCTCGGATATCTATGCCCGGCTGATCGCCACTAAATGCCGCGGCGCGACCAGTCTGCTGCGCGACGTCTACCTCAACACCGAGAAACCCTGGGGGCTCAAACCAACACCAGACCCTAGTCTGCCGGACGACATCATGTCGTCGGTGATGCAGCTGGTGCAGGTCGAGGCCGAGAACATGAAACGGCTGGGGCAGCCGCCGACGCCGGATATGATCTCGGATCGCACTCTTGAGCTGCTCGCCGCGGCCAAGCGCGCCGGGATCAAGAAGGCCCGCTCCGAGGCAGAGACTGCCTTCAACAAGGTCGATGATATCCTCGTCGAAGGCGGCTTCTACGAAGCGCTCGCCTCTGCGCTGGTCGACATCCCGCTGTTCCCGTTCTGCTGCATCAAGGGCCCGGTGGTCCGGATCTCGCCGGAAGTCACCTGGGTGCAGGGCAAGGCCCAAGTTCAGAACAAGCCGAAGATGTTCTGGTACCGGGTCAGCCCATTCGACATCTGGTGGACGCCGGGCGTGAGTAACATCGCCGACGGCGCGGTGATCGAGCGCACAAGAGTGACCCGTGCCGATCTGAATCAGCTGCTCGGCCTGCCGGGCTACAACGACGCCGCCATCCAGGAAGTGCTGCGCTGGTACGGCCAGTCCGGCTACGTCGAGGCCAACGCGTCGTTCTCGGAGACGCCGCGGGCGGTGATGGAAAGCCGCGAGGATCCGCGGATGAATTCTTCCGGCATGATGGACATGCTGGAGTACCACGGCTACGTGCAGGGCACGATGCTGGTCGACTATGGGTTTACCGCCGAGCAGGTGCCGGATCCGTTGCGCGACTACTTCGTCGACGTGTTCAAGATCGGCCGCTACATCATCAAGGTGCAGCTCAGCCCCAGCCTGCGCAAACGTCCGGCCTACTACGTCACCTCGTTCGAAAAAGTCCCCGGCACCGTCGTCGGCAACGCCTTGCCGGATATTCTCTCCGACGTGCAGGACGCGACCAACGCCGCACTGAGAAGCTTGATCAACAACATGTCGATCAGCTCGGGGCCGCAAGTCGTTGTAAACGATGACAGAATTGCCGAAAATGAGAACGGCGACGACATGTTCCCGTGGAAGCGTTGGCATGTCGTCAACGACCCGCTGGGAAATAATTCGCTGCAGCCGATCAGCTTTTTCCAGCCCAACTCAAATGCCCAGGAACTGCTCGGCGTCTATGAGAAATTTACCCAGATTGCCGACGAGCTTAGTGCAATTCCTCGGTACATTACTGGTTCTGAGCGGCTTGGTGGTGCTGGGCGCACTGCGTCTGGGTTGGCTATGTTGATGGGCAATGCGGCCAAGATCCTGCAGACCGTGGCCGCCAACATCGACAACGATATCATCGAACCCTCGGTGACCGAGCTGTACGACATGATCATGCTGACCGACCAGACCGGCATGCTGCGCGGCGATGAATCGATCGTCGTGCTCGGCGTCAATGTCGCCATGCAGCGCGAGACCCAGCGCCAGCGGCAACTTGAATTTTTGCAAATTACGGCGAATCCCATCGACG